TTCAACGTCCCCACCCCCCTAAGGGGTCCATCCCCACCCCTATCGTCCAATTCGGACATCTAGGTCATCATGGGATGCGTGTGACGCTCTGTGATGATCGACGGCAGCAGCATCAGCCGGCCGTTCATGATCAAGCCAGCGCGAAGTCTCAGCCTCTGTCGTTCCATCCACCTGGCTGGCTGCGTGCGGTCTCTCGTGAGTGACACGCCTTGGTCATCGCACGCAGGTTCGTCCAGTCATGACCACGTGGACCCAGCGGACCGAGCCCATCCATGTGGTCAACCTCAGTGGCAGCAGGCCTCAGCGGGGCCGGCACAGCAGCACAGCTCAGGCACTCACACAGGGGATACATGCGCAGGAAGGCTGCTCTGGTGCGTCGCCAGGCCGCGTCATAACCCTTGCGCCTGGGTGATCGCCGGCCAGCACGCGCCTTGGCAGCGCACTCAGGGCATCGTCCAGCGGTAGCTACCAGCGTCGGGCAGTCGGCGGACGGGCAAACGCTCATGGCGCGCACGCTCAGCCTCCCAGTGGCGCAGCAAAAAGCCCCTGGGCGGTTTGCTCAGGGGCTGAATGCGGTGTGGTAGCTCTAGTTCTGCGGGTAGTACGCCATCGGCGTTCCCTCAGGGACGTGCGTCACAGTGAGTCGCCGGCGTCGTGCAGCCAGGAACACCGGAGTCCACAGACCGCAGGTGAACAGCAGCATCGTCCAGTGGAATGCCAGGCTGATCCAGCCCATCTTCCTTCGAGTCTTAATCGTAGGCACGTTTCCCCCTCAGGATCTGCACAACTGTGAAGGGGATCGTACAGCATGGCTTCTCGCGCTGACGTGCTAACCAGTCACGTGCCAGCCGGCCCGTAGTTGTTCTGGCGCGCGCCAGCGCTGGCGGATAGCGCGGATTTGAACCGCTTGGCGACCGGTTGCACGGCCCCTTTAGCCTGTTGGGCACGTCTGCCCCTACCCTGCGCCCGGGGCGCTGCTGACCTGGCTGGGATCGAACCAGCGACACATGGATTAACAATCCACCGCTCTGCCGTCTGAGCTACAAGTCATGGGCTAAGCGCGAGCTGTTACACAAGCGCGAAGCAGGTGCGCACTGCCGGATCACGCCGACTCGTTGTCTTGATGCGCGTGCGCCCACGCTGGTCCGCTGAGAGGGACTTGAACCCCCACGCCCGAAGGCAGCAGGTTCTAGGCCTGCCGTGTCTTCCATTCCACCATCAGCGGTAACGGCGCGCCGCAGGATTCCCACCTGCATCTTCCCCGAAGGGCTGCTCTGTGATTTGAGCTACGCGCGCCTCAGCCTTGGCCACCTGATCGGGTGACCTCAGCAGCATGGGATATCTCCCACGTTGGCGACTGCCCCAGGGCTTGATACCTGGATCCCTCGGCATGACCCGAGCGCTCTCTATTGGCGTAGGCAGAAGTTTTTAGGGCTACTAGCCGCCCGCTGCACGTGTGACTAGCACGCCAGTTGGGACCGGTTTCACCCAGGGTGGGCCAAGGGACGCCGGTCAGGGCATCCGTCAGCGCACCACGTAAGGGCTTCGCGGGCAGGGACTAGACCAGGAGTCTCCTGTTTGTGTACCTGCGAAGCAGCGGGCCGCATCCTGGACTCGAACCAGGGACATCCCCTTCACCAATGGGCCCATGGCGGGGGCGCTCTACCAACTGAGCTAACGCGGCCAAGGCTTCGCGCCGGTAGCGTGGTCCAGTTGCCTGGTCCGACCGTGCGAAGCTGGCGCCTGGCGCTCAACCCTGGGAGAGAGGTCAGGGGAGCGCACAGGCGATGAAGGCTGGTCCTCAGTCCGCCGGATCGTGTTCCTGGATGCGCGGGACTCTTTCGCCTCTACCTATAACCTGTCCCGTCGGTTACCTGGCGCGGGCCCAGTGACGAAGTGCTGAAGTGAAGTCGAGTCTGGTTTAGAGCTAGACACGTTAGAGGGAATCTAGGGGGACTACATTTTGACACTTCTACATTCTCCCAGGTCAGAGCGCTGTAGATGATCGCAGGGAGTGTAGGCCGTGCCGTTGCTCCTGCGCTGTAGCCCCTGGCGGCGACCCGAGCCCGCGCCCGAATCGCCCCAGACCTCACTTACCGTCGATATACCGCACAGCGCGCACAGCCTGCTTCAACCCGTCCAAACCACCCAGGCCGGCGATGTGGCCCGCGCACCGGTCGCAGATACCCAGCCCGCTGATCGCGTCCCCGCACACAGCGCACTTGTTCTGCCGCACGCCGGCCCGGTACGCGCGCTGGGCCTCTGCCTTGTCCTCAGGCGCGATGGTGGCCTTGTAGCTCCGCGTACGTTCCGCCTTGCACGCGTTGCAGGTGTAGCCACGGCCAGCCGCAGCGCCTGGATCTGACGGGAACTCAGACAGCTCCCTGGTGGCGCCACACTGCGCACATCTGCGCTCGCTCACTGGTAGTAGCTCTCTTCCGCGTCGATGGCTTCCTGCGCGGCTGCCATGGGATCGTCGTGCTGGCCGACAGTGAAGCTTAGGCGCTTGGTCACGTCCCTGGCGCCCCGGGTGGTCTGCCCCACATAGACCTTGACGCCGGCAGCCAGCAGCATCTTCAGCCGCTCTTGCTGGTTGCTCGCCTCCCAGACTTCCGCGTAGCTCTTGCCAGTCGACACTTGCTCCACGCGGGCAGGGATGACGGGCTGGGCCTGAAGGCGTTCCAGGCGGTCTGAGCGGCCCTGTAGCTGCCCCATCAGCGCATCTGCGGCTGGACCCCTCAGCGTGGCGATACGGGCGCTCAGATCGGCCACAGTGGCCTTCAGCTCTTCGATCTCCGCTGTGTGGTCGACGCCTGGGAACTCCACTTGCTCGATGACTTCGAAGGACCCGAAGCGCTTCAGGAACTCCTCTTCCACGTAGCGGTCAACGGGCTCAGCAACGACGTACTCAGGGTGCCCGCAGGCCTTGCCGTGGGCTTTCGCTGCACAGCGGTACTGGCGGATGGCTACCTTGCGGTTGGGTCCGGGCGCCAACCAGCCTTGATACAGGCGCCCACCGCAGGTTCCGCCGTGGAGCACGCCTAGCAGCGGGTGCAGGTTGGACCGGTTGGCGCTGGGGGTTTGCTCTCGCGCATCCATGAGGGCTTGCAGGCGTCGCCAGTCGTCGTCACTGATCAGCGGGTCGCCGCAGAGGATGGGCTCACCGACTTCGTCCCGCACTACCTCGTTACCGACGACCTTGTAGCCGCGTAGCGATTGCTGGCGCAGGAAGGCGCTGACCATGCCGGGGTTCCATTTGGCTTTGGTGTCCACAATGGCCGGCTCGCTGTCGGGGTCCAGCGCCCGCATCTTCTGGGCCTTCAGTTCGCGCCTGTGGTTGGCCGGCGTCTTGCCCGGGTGCGTGGTGTTCAACCAAGCAGCGATTGCGTGGTAGCTCTGGCCGGCGAGCGCCAAACCGATCATGTCTTCAACGATCTCCGCCGTTTCGTCATGGCGCCCGAGCCAGTACCCCTCATTCTCTTCCGGGTGCGGCACTGGCTTACGGCCGAAGGGAACGCGTCCTCCGCCCCAGCGGCCAACACTGCGCAAGTACTGGGTGGACCCCTCGGTTCGCTCCTTGATCGCCTGCACTTCCATTTGCGCTGCGAAGGCGAAGATCATAAGGATCAGTTCGCTGATGGGTGACGCCATATCCAGTTCGAGACGCCCCCCGCCGGGCCCCTCAGCGAAGATCAGGCGCTTCTTGTGCTTGCGTGCCCAGGCGGCTAGCCAGGCCATGTCCTGCATGCTTCGTACCGCGCGGTCCTGGCGCCACCAGGCAATGGCGTCGTATTCGTTCGGCCGTAGCAGCCAGGGGCCCAATCCGGGACGGTCCGCCGGCGCCACTTTCTCCGCGCTGACGTCTGGGTCATCCGCCCAACCAACCACCCTGCCGCCGATCTCCCCGGCTACTGTGGTAATGGCAAGTTCCTGCCGCTCAAACGAAGTTGAGTTGTCCTTGACTCGGCTGAGCCTACGGGCCCCGAGCACGCGCACTGTCATGGCAGCAGTCTATACGCAGTAGCATCCCGTATGGGTTGTCGTACTGGATGCTACTGCGTATGTAGGTCAGGGCAGCAAGAAGCCCCGCCACCAGCGACGATGACGGGGCCTCAGGTTCTACAGTCCGTTCCATCCATCAGGCGGATCCACCAGCCCCATGCGCCACAGAGAGCGGCACTGGAACAGCCAGAGATTCGCTTCGTCCTCCGTCTTCCATTCGAGCGGCACCCGCACTGACCCATCCTTCAGGGTGCACCAGGCGCCTAACGTCCGGTCGAATATGCCCCAGTGCAGTACCCCCGACAAAGGGGCCGGCGCGTAGCGCGTATACGATCCGGGTATTGCATCCGCTGCTTTCTCGGGAAGGAGTTGAGTCACAGGGCTGCCCCGTACATCACTGCGCGGAACAGGCGCTCTTGCTCCCACACCTTGGCGCACAGTTCGATGTACGTAGGCGCTTCCACGGTCTGGCTCAGCTTGCGGGCCAGCTCCCTGTCCCACTTCTGTGCGTGCCGCAGTTCGTTGTTCAGCAGACGGGGGTGGGACGCGTACCAGCGACCATCAAGCGGGGTCTGGGCATGAAGGTCTGGCTGGGACATGAAATGGCCCCATCCGTCTGGCAGAGGAGTTGTGGCGTCGATGTCAGCCGCTTGTCCCTGCCCAGGAATGGGGTCAGAGTCAAGCGACATTCGCAGCGCATGGGCGCTGTCCGCTTGGGTCATTTTCGGTTGTCCTAACGTGCAGTCAGGTCCGGCCCGGTAACCGGACGCAATTGCAAGACTACGCCTGTTGGTCCGTCACGGAGTAGATTGTGTGACCTACTTTCACCGATACGGATCCGGCTTCCAGCCCCTGCACTGCATCGGCTGCTGCGTTGCTCAGGGCCGGTTTGCAGAGGTGCGACCAGCCTTCGGCCATCTCTTCCAGCTCCGCGATCAACTCAGCGCGCGTACCTGACTTGTTCATCAATTCGGGTGCCTCCGTATCCGGCGAGCAGCAAGTGCAGCGGGGCCCCCTCAGTCGAGTGGGGTGCACTCACCCAGACTACGCAGCGTGCGCCAAGTGGCTAGTCGCTCCCGGCTCCTGAAGGACCATCGGAAGCCCCACCGGGTTGGCTCGGAAGCCACTTGCGCTGTCGAACAGTTCTCCCGTCAGATCGAAGTACGCGCGTAGAGCTGATCGCCAACCGCACAGGTATTCGCCAGCGGGCTCGTACGCGTGTGCCGAAGATGACCATTTCCACTCGCGCGTGCCCAGCATGCGACCTGTGATCGGCCCGCGTGCTGTGATGGTGAAACGCTCCTGGTTCTTGCGCTGAAGGATCACGCCGGCAAGTCGCCCGTACGCGTGGACTACTGACTGGCACTCATGCGCTGTGTACGCGTATTCCCTGGCCAGCGCCCCTGTGAAGCCGGGCAGTTCGCCCCAGGACCAGCTTTCGGACGTGCGCGTGACAGGCACGGACAGGAACAGATGCACGGTAGAGCGCGGTCCAAGATCCACAAATGTGACCATGTCGGCATCCCCCCTTGAATCGGACAACCTCACGTGTGCACATGCTAACTGGACTACTTGAATCCATAAGGATTTGGCCAACATTCAGCCACAGGTGTAACCATCTTGTGAAGGTCTCGTGGCCACGAATTTGCGCCAGGTGCCGGATCATGCACACATAGTCACTCGAACGCCCGTACGAAGCAACCTTTAGTTAGGCTAAGTAATGTGCTCAGCGCACGCAAAAAGCCCCGAGTAACCACGGTACGAAAATTCGTACCCAGTCACCCGGGGCCCTGTCTAGATCATCAGTTGGAAGGATCAGCCGGCGCTTCGGACATGTGGACCGCCAGCGCCACCTTCAGCTTGCGAGCGTCGTCGTGGGGCAGCTTCAGCGTCTTGCGGATGCCACCTTCGGTCAGGTAGTCGATCTCCATGATGAGTCCGCCGTCCGTGACCACCGGCCTGACCCGCTCCACTGCGCCCACGCGTTCGTCATGCCTGAGCACTAGAGCACCGCCGTAAGGCCAGCGACCGGGGCAGTGATCCGCGCGCGGCTGTTGCCCAGTCGGATGATGGCCATGTGCCGGCCAGCGTCGTTGATGAAGTACTCCACGATCTCACCCTTGGCGGTCCAGCCGGTGTCCGTGATGAAGTTGACCATGTTCTCTCTCCCTGCTGTGCTTCGCTGACTGAGTGCCCGGGGCAGGAATCGAACCTGCCCTACACCATCGGGCCGTTTAGCTGTAGTTCTGCGCCTGCCACCACCCGTGACCCCAGCAGGTGTCTTCGTTCGGGACCAGCGGCAGGGAGTTACCGAGGGGGCAACTGGGGCACTGCTCGATGGTCGGTACCTGCGGAGCGGTGCTGGGCTTCTGAGGTGCGTTGGCCACTTCGACTCCTTGTTGCGCTGCCGTCCTTGTGAGACCAACTATGGCCTACATGACTCGGCAGCGCAAGGTACCTACGTAAATTCGTAGTGGCCTAGGTCGTCCGCAGTGCAGCCGCAACCGCTTCTAGCTGGGCCGTTGTCAGCGACACCCTAGGGTGCTGGCTCGGTTGCAGGCCCCCCGCGTAGATCTCGGCCAGCAGTTCCGTCCTGCGCTGGGCCTCTGCGTGCTGGGCTGGCGTGCGAACACTGCTGTGTCCGTACCCGTCTGCTGCGATGCCGTTGCTGATTCGGAATGGGCACTCCCGCCCGTACTGCGTGATGTACAGGTACTTGCGTCCGACGCGGGTTACGGGCACGTCCACTGTCCGCCCACGGGTCCCCGAGCTGTACAACTTCAGCACGTCACCCACGGCAACCCCTGTGAGGTCTGCCATACCTACTCCTTTCGTAGCGCCCAGCCGATGGCGGACAGGAAGGCGATCAGGCCCAGCGTGCCCACGAACGGCTGGCTGGTCAGGAAGTCGGTCATGCCAGCGCCTTCAGGCCGGCCAGCACCCTGTGCAGTGTCTGCGTGGTGGGAGGCTGCGCCCTGTCCAGGCGAACGCGTGAGTACCCGCGCCGCAGGCCGTGCCGTTGCTTCTGTCCGCGCTCTGTCCACCACAGTTCCAGCGTGACCCTGTTCACCGCCGCTCCTCTCTCGCTTCCCGCACCCAGCGTCGCTCTTCGCGCCTACGGGCCAGTGCCTTCATGATTCGCCGGTCCACACCGCGCCGTTCACGCCTCCGTGAGTCCACTCGGGTGGGCGGATCGATGGAACAGCAGGGGCACGCCCAGCGAAACTCTCGGGACTTGCGCAGCATCATCGCTCCTCTACGGGCCGGCTGATCTTCCACAGCAGGGCGCCGAAGGCCACCAGGTAGGCGACCACCAGAGCTACGCCGAACGCGCTCACAGGCGGGGCCCCTTTGCGACGTCGCTGGCCACTCGGGGGGGTCGACCCGGTGGGCAGGTAGGAATCCCAGTTAGGTTCCAGGCACAGCCTGCCGTTACTGTCCCTTCGCCAGACGTACATCTGGCCGAAGAGCATCACGTATCGCCGCTTCATCAGTAGCACCGCCGACCGATGACGATGATGTCCAGCAGCAGGTCCCTCGCTGCTTCGCGCCCCAGCTCTACCGTGCTGATCACGTCCCCTTCCGGGTTGGTGGTGGTGAACTCCGTGCGCTGGGCCGGCATCTTCGCCGTGGTCACCGCGTACCCGCTGGGGAGGTTGAATCGGGCCATGTTGCTGCCTTCCTTCGTTGGTAACCATGCACTGTCCCGTCGGTTACCTGAGCGCCCATTCAGCGAGCGTCAGCGCGGACTTCGCCAGATTGCAAGCGCTGCATGCCGGCACCACGTTGCTGAGCACATCCCGCCCACCGCATGAGATCGGCCGTACGTGGTCCAGGTCGGTCGCTGGCGCGTCGCAGTAGCAGCAGAGACCACCCCAGCGCGCGAAGACGTCACTACGCCGGTACGGGGCAGCCCTGCGGATCCTGTGGCGCTGGTACAGGGCTGCATAATCAGCTCTGGGGTTCATCGGGCGCCCACACTGACGAGTGCCGAACGTCGGGCTGGTCGCATTCCGCGCATAGGTTCTTGGCCGAACGCCACCAGTCCAGTGCCTCTTCATATGCGTGATCGAAGATCATTACTTCCGCCCCCCGTGACCACGCATCGCCGCAGCAGCCGCAGTGAGGGCCGCAGCCTCTTCCAGGGTCTTCGCAGCCAGGCTGATGTAGGCCTTGGCGAACGCCAGCTTTGCCTTGGACCGCTGGGCCTTCAGGTTCGCCGTGGTGGCGCCCAGCTCTGCCGCCAGGCCTTCCATGTCGCACCCATCGCCGTAGCCATACTCGCGGACTCCGCCGATTCCAAAGGAATAGACCAGGACATCCCGCTGCCCCTTGCCCAGGGCTTCCAGCGCAGCACGCACCCGGCTGATACGCAGCGCGCGGACTTCCCTGGCGTCGTCGGCAGGCTCGCGCAGGTCGGCTGCCAGGTCTCCGTCCGCCGTGGTGCTGATCGCGCTCCGCAGGATGGCCATGGCGTCCAGGACGTAGCGGCGCTGCTGAGCATCCCGGGGCACCCTGACGCTGTCTTCCAGGGCTTCCACCAGCGTGGGCAGGTTCCCGTTGAATTCGCCCGGGGTCATGCGCTGCACACGCACCCCTGCGTATCGCTGCAAGACGCTGAGGGCTTCCAGCGCAGCTCCGTGGCCCACCTTCGGGCGGACTTCGTCCAGGTCGTCGGTCTGGTCGTAGTGCCACTGCATCTCGCTGGCGCCAACCTCTTTGCTGATCGTGCCTTCCCAGGCGAGCCGTGCAGCGCGTGCACCTTCGGCACTCATCCGCTCGCCGGCCTCAGGCTCCGTCTGCACCATCTGCTCAGCGCGGTCCAGGTCGCCATCTGCTGCTTCCACCATCGCCTTGAAGCGGGCCATGATCGTGGTGGGCATCCCAGCGTTGCGCTCATGCACGAACTTCTCGCGCATCACGCCTGTCATGGACTGGTAGATGAAGGCTCGGAAGTCGTCCACGCTGCCACCCGTCCAGCGGGGCAGGTACTCGAACAGGGCCAGCGTGGCTTCCTGCCTGTACTCGTCACGGAAGTCTGTGTAGCGGCTGTTCATGGCGACAGCGCGCTTGCCAGCCATGCTGCTCGCCATCGCGTCGATCCGGTCCTGCATGTGCTCTACGACAGCCGCGATGCCGGCCAGGTCGTTGGACTGTGCTGCCTGAATCTGGGCAAGCGTCAGCTCAGAAGACATTGGTGGTTTCCCCTCAGGTGGCCTGTACGGGCGCTCTGTCCCGTCGGTTACCTGGGAGGGGTTCGGCCGGATTGTGGCGTCATGGGCAACGCTCAGCGGCAGACCTCACCCCAACCAGGAGATGGATCTGCGATGCCAAGACTCCGGCCGGATGTCTTGGTGCCGCTGGGATTACTATTCGAAAATTCGTAGGTACCCGCAAGGCCGTGACCTTGCGTATGTGGTGGTTAGACGCTGTGGCACCTGAGGCAGTTGTGGCAAAATCCAAGGCGTAACCCAGGGTCATCCCTACGGATGTTCGACTGGCCCCGTACCCCTGGAAGCCCTGGCCTTGGATTCGAAGATTCCGGACCCTACGAAATTTGGTAGGTCACAAGTAGGAAACGGCCACCCTCCGCAATCGGAAGATGGCCGTCTGTGATCCTTTTCAGGCTGCTGCGCCGTACAAGCTGCCCCAAGAGCGCTTGCCGATCTCCGCCTCAGCGGTAATCGGAACGCCCTTCAGGTCGAACGTCATGCACTCTTGGATGGTCCGCGCGATCTCCTTGGCCTCAGCCTCCGGGGCGGACGCCAGCACTTCGTCATGGATGGGCAGGCGCAGGTACGGCAGCATCCCGCGCTCTTCCAGCGTGATCAGGCTCTGCCCCAGGCAGTCACGCGCCACGCTCTGGCAGGCGTAGTTCACTACCGCGTACATGCGCTCTCGGTCCAGCGGCAGCCGGCGCCCAGTCAGGCTCAGGTGCACCATGCCCGTTTCGCGTGCTTCGCGCTGCCAGCGGTTGGACATGCGCTTGATCTCCGGGAACACACGGTCGTACTCAGCGAAGGTGCGCCGCATGTCCTCAGGGTCCGCACCCGTCTGGCGCGCTACTCCCCGGTAACCTCCGCCGTAGACCTTGCCGAACCCAGCCCCCTTGAACATCTTGCGGTCGGACTTCGTCGCCTGCGGCCCCTTGACCAGGCGCGCTGTGTACATGTGGATGTCAAACCCGTTGGGGTATTCGTCCTTCGGGTACGAGTCCGCGTGCTGGAACCCTCGCTTCATCTCCTTGACGTCAGCCAGGGCAGCCAGGACGCGCATCTCCACGGCGCTGAAGTCCGTGCTGATCATCACGTGGCCGGCTTCCGCCATGAGTGCCCGGCGGATCATCCAGTCACCAGACGGCAGCGTTTGCAGCGCAGGGCGAGTCACGCTCATGCGTCCGGTGCGCGCCTGCATCGAGTTGATGAACGGGTGAATGCGCCCATCGGAGTCCATCGTTTCCAGGAAGGTGCCCGTGTAGGCGCTGCGCCACTTGCCGGCGCGCTTGCTCTTGATGATGGCTTCGGCGAGCGGATTCGGCGTGCGGCTGTTGAGCGGCTGTCCCGACTGGAAGTCGAGATCTGCGAAGCGATGCAGGACGGCTTTGTCGACCTTCAGCGCACCCGTGGCCGTGACTTCGTCTGGCGCCCAGACCTCCCCCATCTCTGCCAGCGCACTGCGAAGCTGGGCCGGTGCGTTGACGTTGTCCACTCCGTAACGCAGGCACGCCGCTTCGTACATCAGGGCTTCGGAGGCCAGTCGTTCGTCCAGCTCCCGCGTGTACGGGACGTCAAGGACCATGCCCGTGCGCTGCATGATGGCGCAGATACGCGCGATCTCGTGTTCGTACTGGATGAGACGCGGACGGACGCTCAGCATGTCCAGTTCGCGATCAAGGCAGGTGTCCAGACGCGCAGCGAAGATGGGGTCCAGGCCGGCGTAGAGCTGGTACGTCGGATGGTCCAGGTCGATGCCTGCCCAGCCGGTTGCCTTGGTCAGCCCCAGCGAGCGGAAGACAGCGGTGAGATCGCCCTGCGTGTCTGCGGCAGCGGGATCCACGTACCAGGTCATCAGCGGCTTCAGCGCCGTGCCCCGGCCACCTTCCTGGGGCTGCCGGGGGTCGACCAGTCCCGCCTTCAGGCGCGTGTCGATGGTGCGCGGAGCCAGGCTCTCGATGCTGATGCCCGCGTGTCGGTCCAGGACAGCCCAGTCGAACGGCGCGTTATGGATCTGGAAGCGATTCCCGCGCCGCAGTGCCTCAGTCGCAGCGTGCTGGAAGCCACCGCCCAGCTCCCAGGGCAGCACCCAGCCAGTCTTCCGGTCCCCGAACTGCACTGTGCGCAGGCGGTAGCCGGGGGCGTAGATGTCCAGCCCCGTGGTCTCTGTGTCCAGACCGATGGGCCCGCGCTGGTCAGCCGCTTCGAACCAGTAGCGGAATGCGCGCAGGTCGTGGCTGTCCTCCGGGACCTTGACCTGAACGGAATCGCCGGCAATGCGGTAGTCGTAGACCTTCATGCGCTGACCCCCTGCTGTGCGAGAAACTGCCTGGCAACGAACTCCGTGTAGGCCGGCGGAATGGCTTCGGTCAGCTCCTTGATGTCATCGGTCCAGTCGATCTCCATCGCGGCTTGCGCCTCAGCGACTGTCGCCTTGCCCCCGCCCTGGCCGTAGACCTGGACATAGGGGCCGTCCTGCCATTTGCCGTGGTTGTAGCCCCGGACCAGACCGCGATGCGGCACGTGCTTGGGCTTCGGGGCGGACCAGTTGACCAGCTCGAACTTGCGGTGCCGCTGGACACCCAGCCCGAACATCTCGCCGCACAGCACCATGTCCGGCCGTGCGCGCGGATTTTCGATGCTGCCGGGCACTCCGCTGGCATACATCAGGTCGCGTATGGGCTCGTACAGGTCGACATAGCGGGACGCCAGGCGCTTGTTGGTCCCGAGCGTCAGCGTGCACTTCGCCTGGCACGGCATGGACGCGTGGATGAAGTCGAACGTGCGCAGGTAGGCCACATCCCGCAGCGCATCCAGCGCATCGCCCAGGTGGAACACATACGGGTAGTTGTCGCGCTGGACGATGTCCCAGCCTTCTATGTGTGTGGCGCCTGCCCGCTCGAATCCCTTGCTGGCAGCACCGGCGCAGCAACAGAAGTCGGCTACGCGGAAGTCCTTCATGCTCTCTCCCAGGGCATGCAAAAGGGCCGCCCACGGCTAGCGCGGACGACCCTTCTGTCTGGATATTCGGTTAGATGGCTGCTCCACAGCGCCAGCAAGAGCGCCAGATGCCGTCATGGTCGATGGGGCATTCAGCTTCGCCCCGGACGCCAGAGACCTCAGTGGGGCCCGGCGTGCGCATCAGGCGCGGAGCCAGCAGCACGTCCTCTTCCCACGCTGCCAGCGGGCGCCACCCGAGCAAGTAGCCCAGGGCATGGCGACGGGTCCCCGGCTGCTGCCGCATCTCAAGTGCGACCGCCAGGCGCCGCATCAGATGAACCCCATGGCGCGGGCCAGCGGAAGCGTCACCAGCAGCAGGATCAGCACCAGAACGCCGGCAGCCTTGGCAGTCAGCTTCAGGGCTTCCACGCGCAGCCTCCGCACCTCCGCCTTGCGCTCTGCGATGTAGGCAGCGACTTCGCGCGCCGCGTACTCTTCTAGGCTCTCGCTCATGCGTCATCCGATCCGAAGATTCCAGGGCCGGCGGATACCGGCTGACTTGCCCCTGCGATGCGGACGCCGACCAACGCGACCCCCTTGGCGCTGCGCACCTTCTGCACCTTGCGCTCTTCCATCGCGCTGTAGAACGTCTGCCGTGTCCAGCGCTCGCGACTCGGCAGGTTCTCTGCTTCGCACCATTCCAAGTACTGGTTGAACGCGTCAGCGCCGTTGATCCGAGCGCCGGCGTCCAGGACCATCACGCCAGGAAGGAAGCCCGACAGCGCGTCGGATGTCTCCTTGTACTCCTGCGTTGCGCTGGCGATGGACTCCGGATCGCGCAGGCCTTCAGCGAACCAGAGCATGGCGCCACGAACTGCCCAGGCTGCGATCCCCTGCGCTTCGGCCCGCAGCTTCTTGTCCAGGTCTAGATCCCGCTCGCCCGGGGCGAAGTAGCGCTTGAAGGGGATCATCTTGACCCTGCGCCACAGCCCGTCATCTTGCCCCCGGAAGCGGGGCTTGTGGTTCGTGGCGAGCATCAGCAGGAAGCTGGGCTTGAACTCGAAGAACTCCTGGCGCAGGAACCGAGCGCTCACCATGTCCTTGCCGGTTACCCGCTTCAGCACTGCTTCGCTCATGGGCTTGCCCGACTCGCCTTCGGAGGCCATGACCAGGCGGGCTGCGCGAAGTGCCGCAATGTCGTTGGGAATCCCTCCGCCCTGCTTCTCTTCGAACGTGGCGAACGGGGTCGTCTTGGTGATCGCGCCGAAGATCTCGCTGATGGTGTCGGTCAGGACAGACTTGCCGTTGGCGCCCTTGCCCCACAGCACAGCGAAGCACTGCTCATCCACGTAGCCGGTCACGCCGTAGCCGATTAGCCGCTGCATGTAGGGGACCAGGTCGACGTCCTCAGGGAAGATCTCTTCCAAGAAGCGCAGCCAGCGCGGGCACTTGGCGTCAGCGTCGTAGTCCAGCGCCAGGCAGAACGTCAGCATGTCGTCCTTGCTGTGGGCCCGCAGGCGTCCAGTGCGCAGTTCTACGGTGCCGTTGGCGAAACTCAGCAGGTCTGGTCTGGCGTCGAACTCTGCCGCATCCACGCGCACGCTCGGGACACTTCGCAGTTCCGTCATCATGTCGTCAATGCCGCGCGTGGTCAGGAAGGGGCGAGCCTGTTCCTTGTTGCCGGCCAGCACCAGAGCGGCGCCCATGCGGTGGATCTCCTGGCGGACCAGGTCAGCGCCGGAATCCCTCTGCCAGACGCGCCCGTTCCACACATGGAAGCCCAGTCCGCGAGCATGCTTGATCGTGCCGCCGCACCAGGCCACCAGCGCGTGAGCCCGCATGGCGTCCGTGTCGCTGTAGCGCGTCAGCAGCTCCGCCAGAAGCCGGCCAGCCTCCGCGCCCTGATCCTTGCTGACTGTGTCGGAACCTGTGGCTACGGCCAGTTCGGCGGAGACTGCCGCACGTTGAACGTGATCTGCGGACGGGACCGCTTGCGCCGCTTTGACTGCCGAATGGAACGCGCGCGGGAAGCCCTCAGGGTCTGCTTCGCGCCACGCTGTGATGTCCCCCGCGCCTCCGCCGATGACCAGCGCGTGAACGGCAACGCCGTAAGCGCCAAGTCCCTCAGCAAGGCTTCTGTTGAAACGCTGCCCGGCTGGGTCGGCGTCTCCCGCTGCGATGACCAGGCGATCAGAAAGCCCATCCGCCAACTCCTCCATCAACTCGGGGTTGTTGACGAGAGAAGCCCCGCGCACAACCACAGTGTCGTAGCCCAGGCCGGTAGCCGTAAGGCCATCCCCAGGGCCCTCCGTGACGATCCAGACGTCGTATCCGCCGGCGCCCCTGAAGACTCCGTGCTGCGCCCAGCGGTGGCCATCCGGGTTGGACAGCGACAGCCAGCGCCCCGGGCAGTCTCCGGTGAGGTCACGGCCCTGAAGCCCGCGCACCACGCTGTCGAACCCCATCAGGGGAACGGTCAGGCGCGCGTGCCGCTTGAAGGCCTTACTGAGCGCGGACCAGCGGGGAGCAACAGTGCCGTCATCGACACCAACCCCCAGCGCGTACGCCGTTTCGGGCGACAGGCCAAAGCGGTCAGCCGCGTAGCTTCGAGCGTCCTGGGCCCAGTCGGCGTGATCGTCGGTCAGCCGCTCTCGTGCGTCAGCCGCGTAGCCAGCCAGCGCCATCAGGTGCTTCATGCCGACCAAGGCGGGACGCTCTGCGCTGACCGTGGGCACGTCGCCCTGGACGTCGAACAGGTCGGGCATCCGCAGGCCGGCAGCGCTGACGACGTCCTTGATGTTGCAGCCCGCGCGGCAGGTCATGCGAACCTTGCGGTCATCGCCGAACCAGATACGCAGGGACGGACGGGAGTCGCCGTGGGCAGGGCATGCCGCCAGGAAACCCCCGTCCGGCTGCTCACTGACCTCAGCGAAGCGCCCTAGTAGCTCTTCGAACTGCACTGAAACCTACTCTCTCGTGACTTCGCTGAGGGGCTGTCCCGTCGGTTACCTGGGGCGTGCGTCCCGCATCATGGTCAGCGCGCTGATCAGGTCGTCCAGGTTGGCGGGGGTCAGATCGAACCAGAATCCATCATCGAAGGCAGGCGAATAGCTGGACACGTTCAGCCTGGGGCTGACGCCATCCCAGTACAGTTCGATCTCCGCTCCGTTATCAGTGGTGACCTCTGCGCGCACGTCCGCTCCTCTCAGAAAGGCGTCTCAGGCCCGAAGGTCTCTGACCACTCCGCCAGCGTCTTGGACCCCTTGGACAAGTTGCAGTGGGCGCACGCCGGAACGATGTTGGCTTCCGTGTCCGTCCCGCCCTTGACCAGCGGCTCCACGTGGTCCAGATGCGTTGCGTAGGCGCCGCAGTACGCACAGGCATGACGCCAGCGAGCGAGGATGGCCGTTCGGCTGTACGCCACATGGGCTACGCCGTAGGACTCCGCCCTGCGCTTGTGGGTCAGCGTGTGACGCTTGTCCGGCGGCAGGCGCCTGTAGAAGTTCTTCACATGGTTGGCCTGGGCCTTGCGCCGGCACGTCGCACAGGACGATGACACGCGCTTGGCCTTGCCAGCCAGGAACTGATCAGCGGGCTTGCCCCGCCCACATAGTCGACATACCTTCAAGGCTTCGCCTCTTCTCGCTTCACGCGCTCAACGGCACGCGAACGGTCCCGGTAGTTACCGAATGGCAGTCGACGACACCTCACCCTGTCCCACACGACGAACAGCGGGTAGTCAACGCCGAATGATCTAGCCTGCACGCTGGGAGGCTGCTCCCGGATTTCGTAGCGCTCGCTCACAGCGCCCCGCGCTCCCCTCGGTACTCTTCAGCCTTCTCAGGCTCTTTCGCCAGCAGGTAGCGATAGGTGCGCGCAGACAGCGCCGTCCACCCGTTTCGCGCCTGAGTACGTGTCAGACCGCCAGCCGGGCACCTGCTGCGGAAGGGCTCAGGCGTGCGATGCTGGTACATGGCCGGATCGTCACCACGGACGCTTAGCCCTGTGTAGCCCTTGCAGCGCGGGCAGGTTCCTCCGCGTGAGTGCATGTCAACTCCCCCGCGCGTGTCGCCGCGCCAACTCCTGCGCCCGACGAATGGCAGGGCCGTGATCCCAGAAGGTGACAGCGGGACAACACTGGCCGCGCGGATAGACGCACCAGACACCATCCCGCTTGCGCACTGCCCACTTGCGCAGCGGACGTTCCGTGCCGGCTTGCAGCGCCTTGATGATGCAGCCGTGCGCCATCAGCTCCCCTTCCGCTGCGCGGTGTGGTAGACCTCAACACCCCTGGACACGGCGCAGGCAATGGCGTCCTGGTAGCGACCCCAGTCCTTGCGCTCAGTGGCGCCAGCGCGAATCACAATGCCGTCCCCGGGACCCAACGCCCGAAGGTCCCCCAACGGAGGGGCAGAGCCTGTGTCGATGTACGCGAGTATGGCGAGCCTCCCTACGAATTTTCGTACCCTGGCGGAGCGAATCCGGCGATCAACAGCCGCACATGCTCCGTGGTGATCCACTGGGGCGCAGGTGACTTCCGCTTGACGAAGCCGGACTCCACGCCTGTGGGCTGCACGCGCAGGACGGGGATCAGCACGTAGCCGACCCCCTCAACCTTGGTCCGCTTCGCTGTGGCTTCCAGAACGACAGCGTCAGCGAGGCGGACCCGGTTGCCCTGGCGCGCTCCGTAGGCGATCAGGTCGCCCTCATGCAGTTCGTTTCCGCCGTAGTCAGTTACGACGCCACGCTTCCCCATTCAGGAGCCTGCGCGGAAGTGCACGCCAGGACGGTTGGTGCGAGGCTCCGCCAGGCGCTTGGCCGTGTTGCACGCATCGCGCATGGCCGGGATCCGGTTGGACAGGGCTTCCAGCTTGCGGGCCACGTTGTCCGTGTGCTTCCGGGGCCCGCTGAAGTCTCCGCTGACCATGGACGACGCGATAGCGCACAGCGTGCCAGCCTCTTCCCAGCTCAGCATCAGCCGCACACTTCCGTCCGCCGGCTGCTCTGGGATCAGCTCACCTTCCAGCGCAGCCAGGGCAGCGCGAGCGAAGACCCGGTACAACCCCTTGGCGGGCTCAGTGATCGTCGCCCACGGACGCCCGGACATGTCGTTGGCCTTGTAGATGGCCTCAGACGTCTTTTCCAGCCGCGTGTCCAGCGGGGTCAGGTAGGTACCAGGCGTCAGGGTCACGTTTCCGTCCGCCTTACGGATGAGCCAGCGCTCAGCGCCAGGCGTCTTGTGCGGGCCGCTGATGATCGTGGCCGGCATCTCCATGCCCTTGAACCTGACCTGCTGCTCTGCTGCGAATGCCATGTTCTCTCTCCCTTCGGGGCGCACTGCGCTCCCCTACTGCCAAAAGCCCCGGGCCTGCGGCGCATCAGCGCTACAGACTCGGGGCATCATCAGGAGTCTCGTCCTGGGCAAAAGAGGCGCTCACCCAGTCCGCCAGGGACCCGGTAAAGCCAGTGGAAGTGGGGCAGGTGGCCAGCATCGCGACCGCAGTACGAGCGGCGAAGCCTGCCCCAGTTGATGATCAGGCGTCGTCCAGCGCGGAAGAGCGCAGCGCGTCATCCAGCGTCGGAGACTCATCGTAGTTGGCCATCAGCAGGGTGATCTTGCCCCCACCGCGCGGACCACTGATGTCCATCTTGGTCGCGTCGACCTTGGCACCCTTGGGCAGCAGGTGGGCCACAGCCGTGCGCGCCTGGCCGGTACCGCTGGCGATGACCAGGGCGTTGTCGAACTCACCGGGCGCGACAGTGTCAGTGCGGCGAACTTCGTAAAGCGGCATGCTCTCTCCTCAGGTGTATTCCGGATCCCCGATGGGCTCCGGGTCGTGTTGCAGGATGTTGCGCCGGCGCCGCTCGCTGAGAAGCGCCAGGCGCGAAAAGGGAGGGAAGAGCCAGAGGGGTGAGCGGACCACTTCGTCAGCAGCCTCGCTCACCACAGCCCCAGCGAACATCCCTGACGGGATCGTGTGCATGGTGGCGCAGCCCTAGCGCTCTTCGGCGATGGCGTCGTTGTAGCTGCCCTTGACGACGATGTCCACGTGGTAATACGACACCGGACCGTGGATCTCGGACACGTACTCGACGTGCACCCGCTTCAGCTCGCAGAGGGCCGGACCGTCGACAGCGTCCAGCTCATCCTTGATCTCGAAGATCATGCCGGCCAGCGTCCAGTCCGTGGCGATCAGCTTGCCCTTGCCCAGCTCCGCGCCGTGACCGACCAGCGTGAAGTCCACGTTGATGGCAGGCTTCGGGCCACGGCCCTTGTTGGCACGGTCCTTACGTTCCTTCATGGTGGACGGGCAGCCACACGGCTCGCCCTTGTCCTCCGGAAGCATCGAAGTCACGCCGTCGCACTCGTGGATCGGACCGCCAGGACCGCCCCACTGGACCAGCTTGTCATCCACAGCCTTGCTGCCGTCGATGACCACTTCTACTGAGTCAGCGTCCGTCAGGACGTGCCAGTTCTGCTCCTTGGTGGGGTCGAACTCCTCAGCGCTGCCGCCGAACAGCTCTGCGATCCCCTGGGCGACCGACTCGTCATCGGTGACCACGCGCCACTTGGGCAGCGAGATCCCCTTGGTCTTCTTGGGGTTCTTCGGGTCCGGGACGGACATCCCAGTCCGGAAGCTGTACGCCGGCTTGTCGTACTCCTTGTTCTCTGTCTTCGGCGCCGGCTTCGCATCCGGATCCGTGTCGAAAATGCGCAGGCCCATTGACTCTCCCTGATTCAGGTTGGTCAGGCAGACGGGCGGGGGCGCTGCGCGCTATCACGCAGTTCCAGCCGCTCCGTCTGCCTTCAAAGTGGGCCTGTCCCGTCGGTTACCTGGGCGGCTTCGCCAGCGGGATGACGCCTGCGCACACGGGGCAGAGTCCGGGTCGCTGGGGGTTGCACAGGCAGTTGGGGCCTGCGGGTATCACGCCTAGGCTCTCTTTCTCTTGGGGTTGTCCAGCAGGGCGTTCAGCTTGTCGCGCAGGCGGATCAGGTCGGGCACGTCATCGCTGGCGCTGCACGCAATCGCAGCCTCGATGGCCAGTTCGCGCGCTTCGTCCACGCTCAGGTGCACGCTGATGGGCCGGTGGCGCTGGGTACGGAAGGCGAGCATGGGCTAGCGGCCTCCGATCAGGCAGCGGGCAGGGATGTCAGCCACGGGAAGCCAGTCCAGGGCGCTGCAAGGAGCTGCGTAGTGGACCCAGAAGCCCACAGCCAGCACCACCACCAGGCCGAACCCCAGGGCGATGGCCTCCGCCAGGCTGGAATCCTTGCGCCCGCTCATGCGCGCCCCTTGGCGAAGTCAGCGGTGACGTCCTCAGTGGCGCCCACGCGGTGAACGGTCAGGGTGGCGTTCCGGTACCGACCACGCAGCCCGGCCAGAACGCGCCTGGTGTGCCGTTCGTCGTTGCCGCAGCGGAACTCCGTACCCCCATACCGGTGCACGATCTTGATGATGAACTCAGGCATGGCCTAGGCCACCTCCCACTTGCCGGCGTCGTTGTTGTCCAGCGTGACCTTCGTCGTCTTCCGCGTGGCGCTGTGGTAGATGCAGACACCTTCGGGCTTGCCCCAGGCAGGTGCAGCCACCGACCCGTACTTGTCCAGCGCGTGGAGCTGCGCTTTGATCTGGTCCGAGTCGTTCGGGCCCTGGTACAGGATCGGGACCATGTCCAGCCAAGCGCGTCCCACAGGCAGCGGGCCGGACTTGTGCAGGTCCAGCTTGGTGCCCTTGTGCGTGTCGAACAGCGAGAAGCGGCGATCCGTCATGCCATAGTTCCGGCCGATCCCTTGGCCCCACCACTCACCGAAGTGCAGGCCGGCGCCCAGGACACGCACGAGCTGGTCAGCGTTCTCGTACACCCATGACGCGAAGCCGTAGTTGTCGGTCGTCTTGCCGGGGAAGATCAGCCGGTTGCGGCTCTGCGCGGTGAGCATGTAGCGGGTGCCGTCGACCACCAGCGTGTACGAGTCAGCCGGGTACTGCGCCCACTCCGCTGTGTCATCGCTGACAGCGTCGATGTGGATGCCGGCGTTGGTCCCGTCGATCTTCTCTGTGACGACGATGTCCCGGAAGTGGCGCATCGTCTTGGGCCAGGGCGCGAACGCGTGCTCCGTGGGCTTGGCCGGCGCCGGCGTAGGTACTTCGTCGGACGTGATGCTGTCCCACAGGGCAGGCGGGATCTCTGTGTACGTGACCCACCCCTCAGCGTCCCGACCAGACCGGTAGACGCGCAGAACCTGCCCACTACGCTGCGCGTCTTCGATGATGCTGCGGATACGCTCCGCGCTCACATGCTCGCCGGCGTACGACTGACCACCGGCGTCACGAAGCAACGTGGTGAAATACGGTTCCATGTCAGTTCTCCCCCGTGGCAGCCGCTCGTGCGGTCGCTTCGATGATCAGGTCAACCAGGCTGGCCGTGTTGCTCTCGGCGAAGTACTCGTCCCAGGACTCAGCGGGTACTTCCAGGAAGGCCGGAAGGCCCAACACGGTCTGAGAGGCGAACAGGCGGATCTCTCGGCTGTCCCGGCGGGCGCAGGCGATGACGTTGCGGACGTTCGCCTTGGTCTTGTGCCCCTGCCAGCTCGCCCGGCTACGGCGGGCTACGCTGAAGAACGGTTCCATATCAGACCTTCCATTCCGCGTCGGGCTTGTTGATGTGCTTGCAGGGCGCCTCAGCGCTGTACCGGATGGCGGAGTCTGCGCCCAGCTTGGCCAGCCGCTCCTTGCGCGACTTCGCGTCGGTCACGCTGTCGTACGGGCCCCAGACCTTGCCGGGCGGGTACTTGAAGGCTTCCTGCTTCTGAACCACGATCAGCGCCATGGTTACTCCCACTCGTTCAGTCGGACCACGGCATCCACGGCGTCACCGCGCAGGTGCTCCAAGAAGCCCTGCACGCTGTTCTTGGCGTGGATCTCCACCAGGGCACCCGAGATGCTGTTGAAGCGCAGCGTGATGGTCTCTGCCGCCATGTCGATGGTCTGGCCCCCGCGCAGGTAGACGCGAGCACGCTGCCTGGCCTTTTCCTGTGGCACGCCCTAGCCCCTCCGCTCGGTACCGGTGATCAGCCCGCGCTTCGAAGAGGCCAGCGACTTGCCCAGCGAACCCTTCTTGCCGTTCTGCTCCCAGTCGAACGCTCCGCGCAGGTGCAGGAAGTACCGGAAGGCTGCGTCCAACTTGTCCCGATAGACCGGAATGAGATTCCAGCCCTCAGGCGTGATGTGCAGAACCACGGCCCCGTCAAAGGCCGGCATGTCCTCTTCCACGCCGTCAGCGCTGATGACCTTTTCCGCGTGCGCGTAGGCACTCATCTGAAGGACCACGCTGTGCCAGACGCTCTTGGACGTCTTCCAGTCAGCGATCACGCGGACGTAGATGGCCTGCCCGCTGTCGTTGTCCGGATCCAGCAGCCAGGTGCCATCGTCCAGGACCACCACGCGCAGGATCAGCCAGCCATCGAACGAGCCGGCGTAGCGCCAGGTGTCTGACCAAGCCACATCCTCAGCGCGCACCAGCTGTGGTTTGACCACGGCCAGGAACTCAGCGAAGTGGCGCTGGTAGGCCACCATGTCCGGATGTACGCGGCGAACGGCCTGGCCCCTTATCATCAGCTCGAAGATCTTGTGAGCCTGAGTGCCGATCCTGCCTCGCTCATCCGTGTACCGCTCAGCGGCGCCGGCCACATAGCGCTTAGCGCCTTCGCGGTCTCGGTCTGCCAGGCGCTGAAGGTAGTCGATGGAGTCCAGCGCGAGATCCGCAGCCATGTTGCCGGTCCAGCGCTTCAGGAACGGCTTGTTCAGCGTGTCGATGATCGTCGTCACGCCTGGGTAGCGGCTCTGCGGATCCTCCTCCTTGAAGTAAAACCGGGCATCTTTGCCCGTATCGGTCTGAACGGCCATGTGGCCCCCTCTGTTGGTCTCAGAAAGGGCCTGTCCCGTCGGTTACCAGTGCTGAAGTGCTGAAGTGAAGACGAGTCTGGTTTAGAGCTAGACACGTTAGAGGGAATCTAGGGGGACTACATTTTGACACTTCTACATTCATGCAGGTCAGAGGCTGTGTCTTGCCTTGCGCGCTGTGTAGTTGGTGCCCGAAGCCCCCAGCGCCCCTCTCCGGGCATGAAAAGGCCCCGCCCAGCCACGGGGGCCAGACGGGGATTCCAGACGCGTACGCGGGCGCTCAGGGCCCTACAGGGTGGCAGCGATCAGCGCCTTGACCTCGTTGTAGATGGCGTTCAGTTCGGCGCGCTGAGCCTCCCTCACCTCTTCGCTGGCGCTGGCGACTTCGTCCACAGAGATCTTGGACAGCGTGGACCGGAACGCCTTGACGACAGCGGGCAGCTTCTCATCCGGGGCGACGGCTTCGATCTCCCTCGGCGTGCCCTGTTCCGCGCGCTCCCTGGCGATCTCTCGGGCGCCCTTCAGCTTGGTCCCGTAGTGGTCAGCGACGAACTGGGACGCGGGGACGTCCTTGGGCTTCTTGGCCAGCAGGCCGGCGAACAGCTCACGTCGCTCAGCGCCCTCCGCCGTGTCGTCGTCCAGGCTGCGGAGCACCTGAGCACGGATGTCCGTACGGCGGTACTGCACAGCGCGAGTGAAGGCGGTCAGGGACTCCTTGGTGTCGAAGTTGTCCTTGAAGCCCTTACCAGCCTTGGCGAAGAGATCCTGCATGACCGCCTGGGCCTGACCGCCCGTACCCATGATGTCCGGGTTGTCATCCTTGCCCGGGAGGCGAAGCCAGATGTCTACGCTGATCTTGGCAACCTCCGTAGCCAGGTCGCCGGCCTTCATGTGCAGCCGGACACCTTCGGCCACCCGCTCAGCGCCCAGGTCCCGCAGCTCAACCACGCCGGCGAATTCGCTGTAGTCCTTGGCCACCACAGTCCCTTCCTTCGGCGCCGTGGCCACCTCCGCCTTGGTTCCCTCCAGCTCGACCTTGGCAGCCTCAGCCAGGTGTGCCCGCGCCTTCGTCTTGATGGCGATGCTGCCCTTCCCGCTGAGCGAGGCAATCAGGTCTTCGGTTTCCTGCTTCAGCGCTGCCACGGCATCTGCGTTCCCATCCGCTGCCAGGACTTTCAGGCGCTCCACGTTGGCTGCGATCTGCTCCGTAGCCTTTTCACCCTCAGTCTCGTTCACGTCGTTACGTCCGGTCATGATGACTCCCCTAGCTGCGGTTACTGCCCAGTAGGGTTGGCCAGCGCCTCCCCCTCAGGACGGAGACTAGCGGCGCCATGGGTCCAGCGCAAGCAGGGTACGAAGTTTCGTAGGGACATAACGCACGAAAGCCCCCAGCGACCACGCGTCAGCGCGACCACCAGGGGCGTTTCACTACTCGGCAGCAGCCGAAATTAGGGCATACAGGGCGTCCAGGGATCCGTTGTTGGCGATCTCCTGGTCTACCGGGAAGCCGTCCAGCTCCGTTTCGCTGATGTGGCCTGCGGCGCCCGTCGGTACGACCTGCGGACCGCGTGTCAGCCGGATCAGCTTGAAGCCGTTAGCCTTCAGCGCACGGGCTTCGTTCTCATACCGGACATCTGTGACGACCACGGGCATGTTCCACAGCTTGGCGGACTGGATCTGTCGCGTGACGATGCTCAGCCAGTAGTTCGGCTGGCGCTCGCGCACTCCCTGACCCACGTGCTGCAAGAAGCGGCGCACCTCCGGATAGTTGTCCTTCGCAGCCTCCCACCCCACGGACCGGACAACGTCGGACAACCGCTGCTCGTAGTATGCGCCCGACTGCTGCCCGTACGCCACAATTGGGTTGATGCCCATCGCCATCGTCTTCAGCGCGTCAGCGAACGCCAGCCGCGTGTAGGCCTGCGTAGCCACCAGATGCGCCGCAGCGCTGTCCTTGCCGGAACGAGCCTTGCCGATCAGTGCCAGATTGCGCACGCCGTGCCTCCCTGAGTAGGTGTCAGAGAGGGGCTGTCCCGTCGGTTACCAGCCTGCGGCGCGCAGCTTAGGCGCCCAGCAGCAGGTTCAGGATGTGCGCCAGTTCGTCGGTCGGGAACCCCGGGATGAAGCGCGAAGCGAACGGCAGGGCCACCAGGGCGCCGGCTATCAGCTTCTTCCGGTTGGTGACGATCCACTTCGCGACGTCGACAGCTCTCGCGCCGGCGCTCTTCTCGGTACCGCTGTGATCCCCCACGGGAAACCTCACTTCGTTAGGAACGGAACGATGACGCCGACCCCAGCGCCCACAGCAGCAGCAAAGCCAGAAGCCCGCCATACCCGCTGCTCTAGGTCGCCCACACGGGTCTTCAGCGTCGCGATCTCTTCGTGTGTCTTGTCCTGCGCCAGGCGCTCATCCAGCCTGGTGACCAGGTCGGACAAGCGCCGTAGCTCGGAAAAGATCTCACTGCCGGGGACCCAAGCCCCGGACTCTTCAGGCGGCATTAGCTCTTCGGCACCTTCAGGGCATCCCAGGACGTCTTGCCGGGCCAGCCATCGACAGCTTCGCCGGTCCAGCCCAGGCCGTGCCGCTTGCTGTAGGTGCGCTGCCACCAGGCCATGGCTGCGCGGTCAGAGTCGGTCCACTTCTTGCCGGGGCCGACCTTGTACCCCTTGTACCCCTCAGCCACCAGGCGCTTGCCCATGGCCGTGATGATGGCGGAGCTGGGCTCAGTCTTGAACCACGCGGCGCCAGGGAACGGGACGTAGGTGACAACCGGCTCAGTGGCCACCGGCAGGACAGGCGCGTCAGCGGTCGCCTTGTAGACGAAGCCAGGCTTGCCCTTCAGCTCGGGATCCGCTGTGACGATGCCCTCGGGGAACGCCGGCAGGCCGTAGCCGTACACGCGGGCACTGCGCCGCTCACGCTTCAGCGCGTAGACACCATCGCCCTGGGCAGAGCCGTTGTCGTTGGTGTTGCCCTCACGGGTCCAGATGTAGTCAGCGTCGTACTTGTAGACGCGTCCGACGTGCTCACCGCCGTTGGCGCCGTAGAAGACCTGCGCGCCTATGGCCGGGTACTGGCTGAAGCGGCCAGCCTTCTTGAACCAGTTGCAGGCGGTCAGGCAGCTTGCCGTGCACGGCTCGTACGTGGCGCTGCCGGCCTTCATGGCAAGCCAGGACTGGAACGTCTGGCACCACGCCTGGTAGTCGGACCAGGTCAGCGTGGGGACTTCGTCGCTGTACTTCTGATTGTTGTTCCACTGGCCGTTCTTGAACTGCTCGTGGTAACCGACTTCGTCCGCTGCTATCCGCAGAAGCTTGGATGCTACGTAAACGGTCAAGATGACTCCGTTCATGGGTGGATGGCGGGGCACCTGGGATCTGTCCCGTGGGTTACCCCGCCATGGGTCACGCGGTGATGTCTGTGGCTACGGTGCTCACGCCGGTTTCACCCGGATCGATGGCAGCGGTAGCCCACGAACCACCCAGCGGCCGGAAGTCGTTCCCGTGGCGCTGAGCGTTCGTCACTGTGTTCGTGGCTGAGTACGCGTAGGTGGCGTTCGTGCCCGACGTGTTCGGCCGGACCTTGTTGCCCGTCGTGCTCACGCTGTTCGTGGCAGTCGAGATCCGGATGCCGTAGTTCGTACCGCCACCCTTGTTGGCGCCCTGCACGAAGTTGTTCCGGATCTGGATGTCCGACCCACCCTGTACGAGGATGCCGCTCTGCCCAGGGTCACGAACGTGGTTGCCGATGATGTTCGAGTTGTCCGAAGACACCATCGTGATGGCGTGCGCTGCTGCGGTCCACACGACATTGTTCGAGATGATCGTGTTGTTCTGGTTCTCGCAACTGATGCCCGTGCCAGCGGCGTTGGCGACCACGTTGTCCCCGACCGTTGCGCGGCTCACGTAGTTCAGGCGGATGCCGGCCTGACCGCCTGTGTTCTTGTCGATGGTGTTGCCGACGATGGCCAGGTTCAAGATCGTGCCGGTGTTGACCTCCCCCTGCGCGATGATCACGTTGTCGTAGCCGGTGCCATCGCGGAAGGTATTGCCGGTGACCGTGACGTTGCGCATGGGCTGCGATTCGTTGGTCTGGACGCCGGACGCGTTGATCGTGTCGTTGACGTCCGACTTGATGACCGACCGGATGCGCACTCCGCTGCCACAGCCGACGAAGGTGTTGCCTGTGACTGTCAGATCTTCCCAGTTGTATGCGCTGACGGCGTACTGAAGAACACCTTCGAAGGCACAGTCAGAGATGCGGATCCGCCGGTGCCAGCGCTGGATAGTCGCAGCGTGAGAGCCAATCCCACGGGGCCAGGCGGTAGTGCCTGCGGTGCCCGAAGATCCGAAGTAGCAGCCCGTTACCGTGACGTCTTCGGTCGGCGTGTTGTCGTACGGGCCGAATCCGCCGAACTCACCCGACGACTTGGCAAGGTCGAACTGCACTGCCTCGCTGAAGTCGCGTCCGCCAGGGTCGATGTAGCCACGGAAGCGGCAGTTACGGATGGTTCCGTGCTGCGTGCTGTTGTACTCGATGCCGTGGTAGCCGGGCACGTCCCTGATCTCAAGATCCGTGACGCACAGGTTGGTCGCGTGGCCGAACGACATGCACATAGCGGAGCTGGTCATGCCGGCAACGGTGCCCTGCATGTTCCACAGGCCACCTTCGATGGTGATGTTCGAGTGGCCCGTGTATCCGCCGTACGCCTGCCCGGGGTCACCGTTCAGCAGCATGGTTCCGCCATGGTTGCGCCGGAACTCCACCCCCTGCATGAGCGTCAGCCGGGTGTTGTTGTAGATGCGCAGGGTGGCGCCCAGCAGGTAGGTGCCCGGAGGCACAAGTACCCAGGCGCCACCACGGTCCCGCGCGTCATTGAGAGCTAGCTGAATCTGGGTATGCGCGTTCACCGTTCCGCTGGCGTCAGCGCCGTAGTTCGTGACCATCAGCCAGGCGCGCTGGTTCATGGACTCAAGCCGGCCAGCAGTGATGTCCATACCCGGCTGCCAGGTCTGCACAGGCGTAGTCAAAGGTGTCTCCCTACAGAGGTGCGACAGCGGGACGGGCCAGGCTGACCTTTGCGTTGGCGTTCTGCGTCTTGCTGACTCCGTTGACGGAGCGCGTCACAGTGAAGGTCTGCGGCGAACTGGTCCCGCTGATGGCAGTCACGGACATGACCTCACCCCCAATCTCAATGGGGATGGGCAGGTCAATCGGGTTGGTGGTCCAGACAGCGCCCGTAGAGGCGATAGTCAGGGACGTAGCTGTCTTGTTCACGCCGGTGACCAGCGTTGATCCGTCGGTCTGGACCTTGGCGGCAGGCAGCGTTCCGTAGACAAGCCGGATGTTGTCGACATAGACCGCGTCTTCGCCGCTCGCTGCGCTGTTGTCCTTGCGGTACCGGAAGATCAGCGTGCTCAGGCCGGCGACACTCAGCGTCTTCTTGGTCCAGGGGGTGGTTCCCTGCGCGCGCAGCACTTCGGCCCCGTCCGCCAGGACCTGCAAGTAGTCGCCAGTGAAGCCCGTCCCGAAGTTCTCGCTGCTGGTGAAGTACCAGAAGCTGACCTCAGTGGCCCCAGCGGGTACCGACATGACCAGGTCCGACGTCTGGTTGTTGGTGATGGCGCCAGACTTCATGCTGTAGGTGCCCGTGTGCGCGTGCGCTGTGGATCGGACCCAGGGCAGCGTGCCGGCGTTCGCCAGAGGCAGGGTGAAGTTGTCGTCTTCGAAGTCCTCATGGACGACGTTGACCCGCGCTGTGGCCCACGGTCCGCCGGGTGCGCAGTTGAACACCACGGTCCAGCGGTACAGCTCTAGGGATTCCGACCAGCCCTCTACGATCAGGTCGACGTCCGCGTGCGCCAGCCACTTGGGCAGGTTGGTCAGGCGGATGACGTCGCCCTCACGCAGGCTCAGGATCTGCGGCAGTAGTGACTCCGCGCCGGCCTTGTGCAGGGTGACCGTGATAACCGGGTACCGGGCCCCGTCGAAAGTGCCCAGGTGCAGGCGCCAGTTGGCCATGGGCTCGGGCTGCGTGTCGTCGGACAGCGACAGCGTCACGCCTTCGTCATAGATGCCGATCCCGTTCGGGGGCGACAGCACACTCAGCGGGCCAGTGGCCTCATACGCGCGTGCGGAGCTGCCGCCATCTCGGGTGACAGTGACGTCGTTGCGGATCGCGCTGTCATCGTCCACGGGCTGAAGGTCAGACGACAATCCAGGGGCGATGTACGACAGCGTTAGCGCCGGCTCTTGGGCATACGCGCTGGACCGGTCACGGTAGGTCAGGCCAATCCGGCGGGGCGACTCGGTCAGCCAGCCTCCATCCGACTCGGCCACGGCTTCCAGCAGATCAACCAGCTTGGCCGGCCGCTGGGGTCCCACGCGCTGGGGGGTGAGCTGCCCGGGGATCCGCCCGATAGACAGCTTCTCTTCGACACCCAGGCGGACCAGGCGCTCCCAGGCGGTTTCACCTGTGTACGCGTCGTCAGATCCGTCCAGGAAGGAAGTGAAGGCGTTCGGCAGCACGGTCAGGTGGCCAATCGCCCAGCCCTCCGTCAGCGCACCCCAGGTGGCCGTAATGGCGCTCAGCCTGCCGCAGGATCCGGTGACGTCGCCGCTGAGTCCGCCAGCGTCTCCGCCTACGTCCTGGAAGGCCAGGGCCCAGTGGAAGGTTGCCCCTCGGTCCTGAGCCCACAGGCGCATGCGCGTCCAGCCGTGGAAGATGTCATCCCCGACACCCATGTAGACACCAACCAGCGCAGTGCCGCCGGCGTCGTAGCCACGGATATGGACCCGCGTGCGCTGCATGGCAATTTCCCAGCGTCGGACAGCACCGTTCGGCGAACTGAATGCGATGAACGGCGCCTCTTCACCCGGGTACGGCGGGATCTTGTCGTCAGCGTTGTAGACGAACTCGACTTGCCATTCCCCTGAAGGCATGGTGCTGGGCACAGGTGCGCTGAGCGTGCCGGCTGCCGTGAGCTGGGGAAGAGGATTGCTGGAAGGCAGGTCGCTCACTGCCGCCCACTCCACACCGCTGACCGCAGCAGGCTGGACTCCGGGGATCGGGCTGTACGCGCGGGTGGCGTCCGAAGACTCTTCCATCGGCCAGTAGGCCACAGGGTTACCCGACGGGATACGGCGCCTCAGCGTGGAGTCAAGCGACTTCTGTCCCTGACCCAGCCGGCGGAGGATGCCCTCGGCGCGCACGGACGTCCAGATGTCAGATTCGTCCGGCTGCCACTGAAGGGGCCAGGTCGAGATCTCGCCAACGAAGCGGTCTTCCCTGCGCCGGATCTGCGCGCCCCCGACCGTGGACCAGGTGCGCCCGCTGCTGTCTACGAACGAAGCAGTCTTGTCCGCCAGCGCTCGGAAGTCAGGCGAAGCCACGACAGTGCCGTTGATCCCGCTGCGCACCTCAGCGCGGTAAACCCGACCAACCATGGGCAGGCGCGGGATGGTCACGTTCGGGCGCGGGTCTTCCATGCCAATGCGCAGAGGGGCCGTGCCGGCGAAGACAGAGGTGATGCCAGGGCCAACGATGGGGTTGCCGAACTGGGTCCACGTGGTGGCGTTCAGCGAGGTGGCCCAGTAGAAGTTCACGGTGTGTCCGCCTGCGCCGTTGTCCACATCCAGCGTGATTCGCAGGGCCGCGCGCTCGGGGAGCTGGGGAAGGATCTGCCCGTAGTAGAAGGTGCCTGCGTCGTCTTCGTTGCCTGTGCTGGTCCGGCGGAAGTAGGCAATTCCGTTCTGTAGTTGGACCAGCCAGGATGACTGCCCCGTGGCCCACTTGCCCATGACGATCTGGTTCTCGGGCCCGTACCAACTGGGCGCCATCTCGATACGGACGTCAAGATCACCCGTGATGTCCAGGGCAGCTACGTCCGGCGTGCTCAGGTAGTTGCCGGCCAGGCCATCCAGGTCCAGGTAGCTGTCACCACCAGCAGGCACGGGCACGGAGAGACGAACCTGGGTGTTACGCCCGATCAGACCGAACAGGGGCGACTCTGCGTTGCGCACGCTGTACTTGCCCGACCGGTTGTTGAGCGTAAGCGTCAGCGAGGCAGGGTCAGCAGTGGAGCCCTGATCGCGGATCCCGCGTGAGATCTGCTTGGTGTCGCGCTGGTAGACATCAGGACTGATATCCGACCACGCGGCGCCTAGCTTCAGTTCAGTGCGGATGTCCAGCGGGAAGAGCGCCACTGCTGACCCCTCTCTTATCGTGTTCCGAATGCGGTCTGCACGTCGCCCCGCCCGTCGTTCTTGACGATGCGGCGTAGCAGTCGCTTCATGTCTTCGTCCGCCCCTGTGACGTCCAGCGTCAGAGCCTGCGCGTTACGCATGGATGCGCTCAGGACACCCTTGGGGCTGACGTCCATGGCCATTCCGGGCAGGTCCGAAGTCAGGCCGTTTAGCTGCTTGCGCAGTAGCGGCGCCTGCTTGTCGATGCCGGCCATGAATCCGCCGATGACCGAGCGTCCGGCGGGGGCCAGGATGCGCTTGTCCAGCGGTGCGGGGCCCTTCCAGTCGGGCAGGGAGCTGGTCAGGCTGGACAGCTTGGACTTGACAGCTCCGAACTGGCTGGTGATGCCCCGGATGAAGCCGCTGATCAGCGACTTTCCGGCCGCTACCAGGATCGAACCGATACCGCTCAGTGCGGACTTGGCCTTACCGGGCAGCGTCTTGACGTAGGCCACGAACTCGATGCCCTTGGCTACGATGGCGTCCTTCAGCCGCTGGCCGGCAGCCTTGGCCAGAGACCACAGGATCGGTCCCAGCGGTGCCAGCGCAGAGAAGATCTCGCCGGGTAGCTTGACGAAGATCAGCTTGATGAAGGCGATAGCCCCGCTGAGCGCTTGCTTTGCGTAGTCCAGCGCCCCCGAGAAGTCACCGCGTAGCAGCGCAGCGATGGCCTTGACGGCAGGGACCAAGATCGAAGTGACGACTAGGGCCAGGCCGTTTCCGAGCGCTGCCGCCAGGAACGCCACTAGCTGGATGATCGGGATCAGGATCGGGATCAGTGCCGCGATGACCTCCCCGAGCGCCTGGAACAGTGGCACCAGGGCCAGCAGCAGAGGCGTCAGAGCAGGCAGCAGGGCAACGATCAGTTGCGAGAGCACCGGCAGCAGGGGCAGCACGGCGGTCAGCAGCGCAATGATGGCGTCAACCAGCGCGTCTAGCACCGGTCCTAGGGCATCGATCACAGGCATCAGGGCGTCACCCAGTTGCTGGATCACGGGCCCGAGCGCGGTTAGCAGCTTGCCCAGGATCGGGCCGGCCACGCGCAGGATCTGGCCCATCAACATACCCAAAACGGGCAGAATGGTACCGATCACAGTGCCCAAGCCGTCGAACACACCTGCTGCTGCGCCGATACCGCCGACTAGCCCGTTGAAGAATCCGGCGAGCCCATCACCCAGTGTGGTGAAGAGGGCACCCAGTGACTCAACCAGGGGTCCTGCTGCCTGCATCACGGGTACCAAGCCCTTGACCAGGCCGTTTACCAGTCCGCCGATGCCAGCCACCAAGGGCTTGATCATGGGCGCCGCAGCCTTGAACAGTTGCCCTAGCTGCGGGGCGAGATCATCGAAGATCCCCCGGATCTGCTTGGACGCGTCGACCAGCGGCTGAACCATGGGCTTCGCCAGGCTCTGCATGGTCTTCGTCACGTGGTCCTTCAGGCCGGTAAAGGCTGTCTGGACCTGCTTGTTCTCCGCTGCGATCTTGACACCCAGGCCAACAACGGCCAGCGGGACGGCAGCCAGGGCGCCGGCAGCACCAACAGACACGGCGCTGGTCACCGCAAGAGCCTTGGTCAGCCCTCCGAAGACCTTCACACCGCCGTTTCCGGCAGCAGCAAGCGCACTGCGCAATCGTGGGGCTTGGACGGCAGCCAGGCTGCGCATCGTTGACCCGATACCGCCGAGTGCTTCGCGCATTCGCTGGCCGTTGGTCATCATGGCGTGCGCTGAGGACAGTACTCGACCATCCAGGCTTCGCCAGTTGCCATCCGCGTCCTGGGTCATGCCCGACGTAGTGGCTCCGATGGACCGGATAGCAGCGATGGAGCGGCGAGCACCCGACCGAACGTCATCATCGTCAATGCCCAGCGCCACAGTCAGTGATGCCAGCGTGGACATAGGGCCCCCCTTCTGAGGGTACGAAAATTGGTAGGGTGCTCACTCGGGCGCCTGCACTGTTCCGCCCAGTTCGGCGTTCAGGCGCATGACGTCCTGCCAGATCTCCTCCACGGTCTTCTTGCGCTTGAACCACTGCGGCAGGAAGTCTGACGGCTTGGCCTTGCGCTTGGCACCGGCGGAGTTGCTGACGGTTGCGGCGATGATTCCCGCTGAGATGTCACCACGCAGGCGAGCATCCAGCGGGCCAGTCACCCGCTCGTAGGCCATCCACTCGGTCAGCTCGCGTGACGAGATGTTCGCCAGCAGTGCAGCGACGGAGGGGGCCCCTAGGTAGCCGGCCAGGCGGAAATAGAACTGCCGCTCTGGCCGGTCGATCAGTTTCCCGTCAGCTCTTCCACATCGTCGTCAGTGATGCCCGACAGCCGGGTTGCGACGTCCACCACGCGTGTGAGCGCCTGAGCGGACTTGGATCCGAGACGCTTGATGACCGCAGTGCCCTGGAATAGGCGCTTGCCGCTCTCGTCCACCAGGCAGAACGCAGCGAGGCGCGCCCGGTACATCTCCATGCCCTTATCCTTGTCGAAGCCGTCGCCCTTGCTGTTCAGCATCTGGGCTTCGAAGAGGTCACGGGATGTACCATCCATGCCCTGAACGAGCACCGTACCGCCCCACTCGGGGACGTCCACGGACTCACGCTTCAGGTCGTTGGCGTTCAGGATCTCGTCAGCGGATAGGTACATGATCACGACCCCGGGATGATGGTGGGCTTGCCGGACACCTTGAACTTCAGCTCTGCGGACAGCTTGTCGTCCACGGGCGCTTCCTGAGAGAAGCCGGACAGGATCAACTTGATCTGCCACTCGCCCAGGGTGCCGGGGAAGGTCAGCTTGTAGTCACGCGGCAGGGTGTCTTCGAAGTCGGACACCAGCACGTCATGCTTGCGCGGGTCGTAGTTGACGTTCAGGGAGACTTCCCCGCCGTCCTTCAGACCGCCGATGAACTCACGCCAGCCGTTCAGCGAGTCATGCGCAGTGACGTCGTACGTCTCCCGCTCGATCTCAGGGCCGCTCACGCTGGTCACGTTGCCGACGGTGACGAACGAAGCCGTGGGGGTCGCCATGTCGGACCGCTTCAGCGCGATGCCGAATGCGTCTAGTCCAGCCATGTCACTCCTTGGTCATAATGACCCGGTACTCTGCGTTTACGTGACAGATGTCCGGGTCGGGATCTTCGATGGTTTGCCGGCCAAGGCTCTTGATGTGGACTTCCTTGAAGCCGGCGACAGTGAGCGGCACGCGGTCCAGCGCGGTGTCAGCGGCGGCAGCCATGTCGTACGCCTGGCCCGATCCCTGCGACTTGGTCCAGGTGTGCAGGACGAACACCACTTCGAGCCCCTGCGCGTCGTGCTGGTCGTCGGGGATCTCAGTGAAGGTGCCGAAGTGCACGTAGGGGTAAGGCGCGGGCTCTGGGACCTTGTCGTGTACACGGCCAGTCAGGAGCGGTGCGGCGTTCAGCTTGCCGAACAGCGCCGTTTGCAGCGGACGGAGAGACGTAGCCACGGGTCACCACCTGCCGAGATGTCTGGGGGCTGCGCGGCGCATGGCCTTTTCGCCGGATCTGCGGTGGATCTGGGCGGCCGGACCCATATAGGGCTGGGCTTCCATCTTGGAAGTGCCCTTTTCCACGTAGTAGGAGTACGCCCGAGCGGGGCCCGGCTTGACCTGGATCCACGCCTTGCCAGTGGCGCTGTTCACCTTGGCTTCGATGGCGCGTTCCAGGGTTCCGCTCCGCTTGGGCGCCAGATCCTTGGCTGTCTTCTCAAGCGCCGTCGCCCACTCGCGCAGGGCTTCCGTCCGGGCTTCGTTCATCCGCCGTGGCAGCAGACGAAGCCTGGCGATAGCAGTGCGCATGCCGCGTAGCGCGGAGGACATCAGCCCTGGATGACAGCGACGGAGACTGTGGCCGTGGCGCTGTAGGTGATGTTCGCCCGGCCAGTGGCGGGATCCCGGTAGACAGCATCCAGCGGGACGAAGCCGTGACCCGATGCGGGAACCGACAGAGCAGCGTCAGCGATGGCCAGGCCACCCAGCGTGCCCGGGGTCACCAGGTTGACAGTGATCGGGGACGCGGAACCGTTGTAGACGTGCAGGCGGAGGCCACCACCAACCGGGGCAGTGTCACCCCCAGCCGAAGCAGCCGTGTAGGTCGGGACGGTGCCGGCGACCGCCAGGGTCTGAGCAGCGAGAGATGCCATGGGCACTCCTTAGGACGGGGTTGCCTGGCGTTCCTTGCAGTCAGCGCGCAGGTACGTGTCAGGCTCGGAAGGTTCGTAGGTGGCCAGGACCAGGAACACCCGGCTGGCCTTGCGCAGTTCATCGCCCCTGTGGACATCCGCTGTAGGCAGCAGGTAGACCACGTGCGACAGCTCTGCGTTGTTCTGTGCGGCGACCACGCGTTCAGTGGCGGAGGGCTGGGAGAATCGGGCGCGGACGGACCCCACGGAGGCGAGAGCAGTCGTTTGACCGCCCATCCCGTCCGGGGTTTCCGTCAGGCGCCAGACCTCAGCGGAGGCGTTCAGCAGGCGTGCTACTCGACTCACCGGACACGCACCGTTCCCGCGCCCTTGCCGAAGCGTGCAGCCAGCCGGCCAACCTGGAAGTCGGTCAGCACCATGGTTCCGCTGACGACGTCCGTGTCGTAGCCAGCCGCGTAGTCACCGATTCGCTCAGTCTTCAGCGGACGGGAGGCAGTCTCGCCACTACGGAACGCTGCTAGCTCCTGGCCGGCCAGACGGCAGACGAGATCGACAATGTCAGCAGGCACGACCGGAAGGCCATGCGTGTAGCTGACGACAACCTCACTGCCGTCCGGAAAGCCACAGGGGCGCCACACAGCGCCTGAACGCAGCTTGTAGTCCGAGACTGCCACCCCATCCACGCTGACCCCGGAGACAGCCGTTGCGGGCTGCCCAGGCAGCATCAGGCGGAACCCCGAACCTTCCAGGGTCACAGTGCTGTCCGTTTCGCTGATCGGAGAACCAGCGGCATCACGGACCAGCTCTGACGCCACATCCAGCCAGATGGCCAGCGGGCCGGCCTCTTCCGGGGCGATCACCACACCGCGCGCTTCCAGGTCAGCGACCGTTGCGAGCGGGGCCATGGGTTACTTCGCAGCCGGCTTGCGGGCGCCACCAGCAGGCAGCACCTTGACACTGTCCAGGTCTTCGCGCTTGACCTGCTTGCGGAGATCCGCCAGTAGCTCGCCCTCAGAATCGAGAGTCAGCCGCACTGTCTGCCCGCTGTTGTTGACAACTTCCACGGCAACGTCAGCCATGTGTACTCCGTAGGTAGTAGAAGGGGGCCACCAGGCGAACCCAGCGGCCCCACAAGCGAGCTAGCCTCAGGCCGGCAGACCGGTCGTGACGTCCGCGTCCATGACAGCCAGCGCCTCCGGGCGAACGACCTTGGTGCCGTAGACGTGCAGCCCCTTGATCGCGTCGCTGAAGCTGCCCTGCGGCCGGTACGCCTCCACCTTGTTAATCTGCTCCGCCAGCGTGGTCGCCATCGGGTGGCCGGCCACGACGAAGTTCGAGACCTCCGGGTTGGTGCCGGCAGTGCCCTGCGGGAGGTTGAGCGACGTCAGGACGTTGAAGCCCAGGACGCGACCGACTTCGCCGTTGCGGATCGTGCTGCCGTTGTCGGCGTACTTCGAAGCGTCGGTGAAGCGCGGGTCCTGAAGGATCAGCGCGTAGAACTCAGGCGAGACGATGACAAAGCGACCCACGGTCGGGATCTTCGCCTTGTCCAGCTTGACCTTCAGCGCCAGGATGACCTTGTACGCAGCGTCAGCCGTAGCGACGTCGCCAGCCGTGATGACGTTGCCGGCGTTGACGGTCATGGCCGTGGCGATGACGATGTCCTGCGCGTCAGAGAGGCCATACGCCGAGTCAGACGCAGCCTTGGTCAGGAGCTGTCCGCCCGACTTGACCTGGCGCGCATCGACGTCATCGACTTCGAAGGCGAAGTACTTGGACTGGTCGATGAGAAGCGTCTGGTCCGTGGTGGCCAGCGTCTGCGGGTCGATGGCAGTCACGTTCTTGACGTACGTGCTGATCGTGGGCGACGCCAGCGAACCGATGTGGACAGTGTCGCCACTCTGGGCAACCTCGCCCTCATAGTCACGGTTGATCACGCCGGCCTGCCCGAAGATCTGCGCCTTCCGCAGAGCGACGAAGAGGTCTGCCGCCCAGATCTCGGGGATGAAGGTGTCAACGGCCATTTACTGGCTCCTAGCTAGTGATACCCAGCACATCGTTCAGCCGGCCATCAGCCTTGGCCTTCGCGATGAACTCAGGTGACTTGCCCTTTAGGTCAGCGCGGGTGAGCTGATCGGGCTGGGACTTGCGACCCTGGGCGCCGGAATCGGCAGAGCCCTGGAATCGCGGACGCTTGTCTGCCGCCAGGTGCGGCTTGTTCTTCAGCAGCTCTTCGAGAGCGGCCGTGATCTTGGCGCTGTCAACTTCGCCGTCGTCGTTCACTTCGAAGGAGTCCATCTGGTCCTTCAGGAACGTCAGCGCATCGGACGGATCGGCAAGCAGCCCCTTGGCGGCAGCCTTGATCTCAGCCCGCTTGATGCGTAGGTCAGCGCGCGGATCCGGAGCGCTCTTGGCGGCTTCCAGGTCTGCGATGCGCTTCTCTAGCTCCTTGCGCTGGTCGCGCTCTGCGTGCCAGTTCTGCTTCATGGCATCCAGGGCGCGCTTGCCCGGATCGCCCAGCGCGTCAGCACCAGGGACGTCATCCGTGGGCGGCGCCGCAGGGGTGGCAGCCGGTACCGCAGCGGGCGCGGGAGGCGTGACCTCAGGACCGTTGGCGGGGGCAGCCGGGTTTTCGGGCATGGCGAAGTCCTCTCAGCGCATTGCGCGCAGGGAGTTGGGTACGAAAATTGGTAGGGTGCCTAGCGCGTTGCGCGCCTCAGCGGAGATAGCCGTTCTTGTACAGAAGCCGGATTGCGTGGTTCCTGTCATCGCCGGCCAGGCGGTAGATCTCTTCCGGCATCAGGCGTGGTGGCCGCTTGTTCTTGCGCGCGCCAGTGCCCACGTAGGTCACTTGCACCTGCTTGCCGAACATCTCGACCTTGTCCATGCTCTTGCGAGCGTTGACCACGGAGGAGATACGGGATCCATCTTGAATCGCCTTGGTGCCGGCTTCGCCAAAGACCTTGCGCCTTTGCTCTGCGGACATGGACTCGAAGAGGTCTTCAGGGTCCAGCGGCATGGGGCGATGCTTGCGCGTGACTGGTTCCATGGTGCAGTCACAGCGCGGGTGGCGCAGGAAGCCGTTGCTGACTCCGTACTCACGGCCAGCCAGGATGATGCAGCGCGAACACGCGGGCAGTTCGACCACCCGGACGTACGCGACCACCTTCTTGTTCACCACCATGGCGACCTGGTCAGCTTGTCTGCCGGTATCGCCGATCACAGTACGTACGGCCATGTCCAGGAAGGCGGCAGCCCGAGCCATTGCGGCACGCGGGCTGAATCCTCTTCGCTGGGCATCGATCGCGGTTGGCGCACTGCGCGCTAGCAGCCCCATCAGGTCGCGCCCATCCGGCGTTTGTGATGCGAACTGCTCAGGGTCAATCTCGGGTCCGACGTCAGCTCCCAGCAGCTCACGCATGAACGTGTGCGTTCCCTCTGCGGCGTGGAGCTGCCCCCGCTGGACCATTGCGGTTACCTGTGGGAGGAGCCGGCCCCAGTCTCGGGCGACGTCGTCAGGGCGGACCTTGGCCCACTCTGCTAGTACTGCGCGTGCCGTAGCGCCTGCCAGGGCTTCGCGCTGCTCTTGATGCCTACGCGCTCTTGGAGTCCACGCCATCTGTGGCGCCCTCCGCCGGGTTGCGGGCCATCATGGATGTGAAGACACCCATCGGATCCGCTTCTAGTTCCTTGTCGCGCATGAGGATGACCTGAGCCACCTCAGTAGGCGTCAGCCCGAAGCGCAGCGCCAGGTACTCGAACGGGAAACCGATCTGCTTCAACTTCAGCAGCGCGTCAGCGAGCTGGGCCGTGGAGCGGGACTGGGGGTCAGCCCAGATGATCCGTCCGCTGGCGATCTTGCTGGCCTTGGCGGTCTCACCTTGCGCGAGCGCGATCAGGCGGAACATCTCGCGAAGCGCCTGGCCGAACCAGATCTGCTTCTCTTCCACCCGCTTGACCAGACCGGTTTCAGCGGCCAGCAGCGCGTCACCGCTCAGGTTGGCCATCTTGCCGATTAGGTAATGCTGCGGCGTACGCGTCTGCGCGGCGATGTGGCCCACGGCGACTTCGATGATGTTCGAGTACGCTTCCAGGTTCGCCGCTGTCCACTCGGCCACCTTGACGTTCTCGCCGGTGAAGAACATCACGCGGTCTACCGCGAATTTCTCCATGTCGACCGGACGCGATCCGACGATCTTGCCGTTGGCGTCCAGGATCGGGACTTCCGGAACTTCGGCGCCCAGGACGATCCGCTGCGGGAACGACGCGTAATCGGCAGCGGTGAAGAGCTGCGCCCACAGAAGGTTCACAGCGTCCTGCATGGCGATGACGCCCGTGATGTCACTGATCGGTTCGTCCACCAGCGCAGGCCGGTTGGGCAGTTCGATCATCGGCACCACACCCATGGGATTGGGCAGAGGCCACGGCTCAGCGCCCATCTCGCGCGGCAGCCAGGAGTCCAGCTCTTCGTCAACGGCCTTCATCTGCGGGGACTGGTCGCCGGCACCCATGAGAGGGCGCTCAAACTTCCAGACTTGATCCGGCAGGTACAGCGTGGCGAAGGACTTGTTCCCATCGTCCCAGCGCTTCAGTGCGGCCCTGCGCCGGCGCCGGCTGCCCGGTACGTACGCAACGATGCACTGCGAGGCGTCTTCGAAGGTGACTTCTGGGGTGTCTGGATCGTCCGGGTTACCCCAGACCAGCACGAAGCTGCGAGCGCTGTTTACCGCGCCTGTGAAGCCAAGCTGTGAGTCGGCATCCAGCCCGTTTTCCTGCCAGACGCGCCAGAGATCGTCATCAGACTCCGTGACGCCCGAAGGCAGGATTCCGGTTACCGTCAGCCGCTCTACGGGGCTGTCGGACACGACCTGGGTCCAGTTGTCAGAGAACCCTTGGTAGCGGTCGCCGTGGAACTTCTTGAACTGGTCGGACGCGAACGCCAGCGGCTGCTTGCCACGGTAATACTCAGTGGCCACGCGGATGGTCGGACGCCGGTTTAGCAGCTCGTTTTCCAGCAGCGTGACCAGCGTGAGAGCCTGCTCCCTGGATGCGGGCACGCTGCCTCCCTTCTATGCGGATAGGTACATTGGCTTGGCCTTCAGCAGGCCGGATGCGATGGCGTCAGATGCCGCTTCATGCGCTAGCACGCTGACTACGGCCATGTCGATCTTCCGTTTGTGCTCAGGCTTGGCCAGGACATAACGGTCAGACGGGCGAGCAGCCATACGCGCGTTGAACACGTGGCGCTCTGTGATCGGGCAGCCATCGTGTGTGAAGGACGAATCACGCTTGATCACGTCCGTCTTGATGCGCTCAGCAGCCGCGTGCATCTGGACGGGCCGGCGCGTGTGCCAGCGGATAACCCGCCGTTCGCCGTAGCGCTCCGCCCACTTGTCGACTTCCGATTCCCAGTAAGGGGGGTCGGCGTACATGAGCTTGACATCGTACGTGGCGAAGAGCTGGGCAACCGCAGCGTCAACCTCTGTGCGCGGTACCTGGCCATCCCACTCAGCGGGGTCCCACACGGTCGGCAGGTTGCTTGGGCCGTAGGTGGGGGTCCACTGGAAGCCATCCATCGTCTCTGCGCGGATGCCGGTCCAGTCATCGCTATCCGAGCCATCGAAGCCCAGCACGATCGGGATCTTCATCAGCTTGTAGTGCGACGGAGCGGGTACCTCGCGGTCGCTCGCGCGGGAGATCCAGGCAGCGTGCTCTACCCAGGCGCCGTGACCTGCGACAACTCGGTTGCCGAAGAATCGCTCAGCCTGGCCAGGGTCGGTTTCCAGCAGCTCCCCAACCTCCGCCTCAATGGCGTCCAGGTCGATGTGGGGGCAGCCGGCGTACACAGCCTTGTGGATCTTGCGCCGTTCCAGCTTGTTCCGGTAGCTCAGCGTGGCAGGCGCCTGCGGGAAGAACCTGAGGACGTCCTCAGCCTTACCCTCATTGGTGCGCTGCGCGGTGCTGTACTCGCTCGGGTCGTACGCGTTGGTGGTCTCCATGGACCGCCCGGACATGCCGGCCAGACCACGGCGCATAGTCTCCGCAACCTTGATCATCTTGTTGGTTGCGTTGTACGTGCCTGTCTCGTCCTGGATGGCGAAGGTAATGGGGTTACCAAGGCGACTCTGCGCGGACGAAGTCACGACGTCGATACGACCTTCATCGCCCACCTTGACGAAGCCCTCACGGACGCTCATCAGAGACTTCAGCGGGCCGTGCTTGATCATGGCCTTCAGCGGCCGGTAGACGTTCGCCACCTGGTCTTCAGAGGTTGCCAGGAGCTGGATCAGCGGAGTGGGCTGCGGCACGGCCATAGGCTCGCCAGCGCGGTACGCATGACGCCATCCACAGGGGCAACCCCAGGCGGAACACCGGTAGACCTCTTTGCCGGTCGCAAACCCGTCGAAAACGGTCGGGCCTGCTGCTTCGGCCAGGACAACTGCGGCAGCAAAGGGCCCCTTGCCACTCTTCTGGGGCATGATCACCTGCGCGCGACGGTAGACAAACGCCGTGGATCGCTGTCCCAACTCCGCTGAGTCATGGACCCGGTAGAAGTTGGCTGCGACCTGCATTTGCCAGGGCAGCAGCATGAACGGCTTGCCCTGCTTGAACCCATCGGGGATCACGGCGTGCCGTTCGATCCACTTCAGAGTCACGCGCAGGATGCCGTCATTCACCGACCACCAGCCGTAGCCGGTCGTCAAAGTCGTCGTCATCCTGCTCTACGGCGCCGGCGTCGTCGTCAGACTCGACCGTGCCCACTGTCCAGCGGTTGCGCGCCAGACCGGATACGCTGAGGCCCAGGGATTCCGCTGCTTGGCGGACCTGAGTCCAGTAGTTGAAGGAGCTGCGCGGTGCCTCTGCGCGAACCAGACAGCGGACGTAGCCGGCGACTTCTAGCTCTAGCTGAAGCTGTTCCCACATGATCGCCTGGGGCATCTCCCAGAGCCGTTCCCAGATCTCCATCTCACGCGGGATCGGGTTGGCCAGCGGGAAGGCCGGCTCTGGTCCGTCGCGTCCCTCAGCGGGAAGGGTGATCCAGCCTTCTGCCTGGGCCTTGTGGCTGCGGTCCATCGACGTTGGCGCCGGCCCGCTGTTCACGTGTCCACCACGGGGCATGCCGATCACCCCCTGTGATGGGCCAGATAACGGATTGGTTAAGGATCAAGGTCTTTGACTGGGCGCGCTGGGCAGAGCCC